GTGGTGTTAAGTCTTTAAGACGTAGACTTGATGACGACAAAATCAAAGAACTTGGAATTGGGGCTCCACTACAATTAGTGGAAGATGGGTTACATCATGCTCAAAAGGTATATGCTGGGGTATATGAGTTTACAAATCTTGTAAAACAAAATTCACAACTAACAAAAACCACTTGTGATATTAAACATATATTAGAAGATTATTTAAGACTTACCGCTTATAAAAACCAAGTTATACTTGATAGTAATTTACCAACCATAGATGTAAATGAAGCTTTATTTTGTACTGCTATTGATAATCTAATTAGAAATGGATTAAAGTATAATGATTCACCAACAAAGTGGGTAAAAATATACAAAGAATCAACCGAAGATGGTAAGTCCTACATAGTTATAGAGGACAATGGTAGAGGTATGACCCAAGACGAGTTTGACATATTATCACAACCTTATCAGAGAAAAGAAGGTCAGGTAGAAAGTGGAACTGGATTGGGGTTGAATATATGTACTGAAATATTAAAAGAACACGGCTTTAAAATAAGAGCTTATAAGACTGATTGTGGAACAAAACTAATGGTAAGGGTATGATTCAATCTTTAATGTTAATTGATGACGAAAATTTATTTCATCTCGTATTCGAGGATGCTTGTTCATTGCTTGATATAGCGCTTTCAATGGAAGCGTTAGATTCATCTGATGAAGCTGATAAAAAATTCAAGGAGTGGTTTCCTGATGACGTGAATCATGAAAGACCTGAATGTGTGTTTGTTGATTTGAACATCATCGGGTCATCTTTTGATGGTATTGAGATGATTCGTAAAATAAACTATGAATATGGTAATGGGTGTGTGATTGGTATCATATCATCATCAGAGGATATTGAAGAAATCGAAAAGGCAAAAAAAGTTGGTGCTCAGTTTTGGATTATAAAATCAGATGACATTGAACCACGTTTAATTGAGTTTAAAAAAGACTATGAGGGGTATCGAAATAAAACAGCCCCGTTTAAAATATATAAATAAAAATGGTTGTTGGAAAAGTTACGAGAGATGGGTTATTAGAATTATCCAAAAAGAAAATATATCTTGAGGGTAATATATTAAAGATTCTACAAGCCGAAGCCGGTGATGTTGAGTTTGAAACCTATCTAAAAGATTGTATTGTTAGAGATGTTTCTTCTCGTAAAAAGAGACTAGAAGTAACAAAACAAGTACAACAACAAAATAAAGAATTAGAAGTAGCAGCGGCTAACACGTCTAAATTGATGGAAGAGTTGAGAGTTGCATTAGATGAGTCTGAAATGTTAAGAAGTCAAGCTGAACAAGCTAAAGACAAAGCACTCGATGACCTTGATATAATGCAAAAACGAACTCAATTTGAATTAATAGGTACGATTGTTAGGGTTGCTTTATTTGTGATAATTGGGGTGGGTGTAATTACATCGGTAATGTACGCTATAGCAATGATGGCTGGTCAAGATACGCAAATCATAGGTTCTACATGGAGCAATATGTTTGGTATTCTTTTGACAAATGCATTTTCAATAGTTGGTACTATTATGGGTGTTAAATATGCTACCGACAATGGTAACTCGAAAGAGTAAATTATTATATTAGAATAGTCAGAAGCGGCCACATATTGTGGCTGCATATATTTTATAAAGGAGTACGATGGATACAACTTCAGTACAACCGGCCGTACCTGATTTTGGTGTATTTAATCAATTGGGTGATTACGGTCCGTTAGGATTAGCTGTACTTGCGCTTGGGTATGTAGCTTGGATGTTTTTAAAACGCCAGTGGGCTGAAAAAGACAGACTAAAAGAAGAATTAAATAATACAAAGAAACGTAAGAAATAATGTCTTTTGGTCCGTTTGAAGTATTAACTCAATATGGAGTATTGGGTTTTGCCGTTTTAGGATTGGGTTATTTGTGTTGGGTGTTTTTAAACAAACTAATGCAGAGTGAAGAAGAGTATAGAAAACGAGTAGAATACTTGGAAGAGGAATATCGTGATTCATTGGAAGAGAAATTGACCGAAAGTACCGAAAACTCTAAAAGTTTAAAAGAAATCGTTATCATGTTTTTAAGTGGTAAAAAATGAAAAGAAAGATACTCATAGTAATCACAGCATTTGTAGCATTGGTTTGTTTACAAATATTTTCAAGTGGTCATGGTCACGTTGTCGTTGTTGAAGAAAACGTACAACTCACCGATGAGAATAAACAATTAACCACAGCAAATAAATCATTGCGTAGTACTGTTTCTAAATTAGAAACTCAAAATGAAGAACTTGTAGAAGAAAAACAAAACCTCGAAACCATGGTATCCGAGGTTATTGGGGATTTAGATAGTACCAAGTCTGTTGTTAAAAACATTAAGAAAGAATTGAAAGATGAGAGGACTGTTAATAGCATTAATAATGGTAGGGAATTTGAGTTTCAGCCAATCAAGTTACCCGATTCAGAAGGTAATTGATGGTGATACTTTTGTTATTTTGACAAAGGGTCAAGCTGATACAATTAATTCTATATTTGAAAGTCAAAAAGCTAAAATAGCAAAGTATAAAGCTGACACGAGAGTTAAAGATTCTATAATATCAATCCGAGATACCTTGTTGATATATTATACAAATAGAGTAATTGAATACAATACAATCATAGATAAGGAAATAGAAAGAGTTGATAGACTTGATACTATTTCAGAGTGGTTGTATAAAAGAGCAGTTGAAGGTTCTTGGTTATATTACTCATATCAACAACAATCGGTAGTTGCTGTAGATTTATCAGATTATGTTGTTAGAAAAAATGATTCCAATGGTGATTTATTATTTTATAAAATGACACCGGATTGTAATAGAGATGATAAAAATGATAAAGAACCACCATTAAACTGGCAAACTGATATAGCATTACCATCTCGTCCAAAATTGAATATATTAAAATTAAAACAAATCGAAAGATAAGATATTAACATATTTATTTCTAAAATAGGAGTTCTATGAGTTTAAAATCGTTACAAACTAAAATTGGTGTAAATGCTGATGGTGCTTTTGGGCCCGGAACTTTAAAAGCAGCTATGACATACTACAAGTTTACACCCGAAAGAGCGGCACATTTCTTTGCTCAAACATCACATGAGACTGGTGGATTTAAAGCATTCTCTGAAAATCTAAATTATTCAGCTCAAGGATTACAAGGAATCTTTGGTAAGTATTTTCCTGGAAATTTAGAAGAATCATATGCTAGACAACCTGAAAAGATTGCTAATCGAGTATATGCTGACCGAATGGGTAATGGTAATGAAGCATCAGGTGATGGTTGGAAATATCGTGGTAGAGGAGCTCTACAATTAACTGGTAAAGCTAACTACGAAGCGTTCTCAAAATATTTAAACAAACCCGAAATCATTACAACACCTGATTTAGTAGCAAATGAACTTGCTTTTGAATCTGCTTTGTTTTTCTTTGAGAGAAATAAATTATGGGATATTTGTGATAAGGGTGTTAATAAAGATACCATTCTTGCATTGACAAAAAGAATTAATGGTGGAACTCATGGGTTAGCCGACCGTGAGGAAAAAACACTCAAGTATTATGGGTGGCTAAAATAAGGAGACTAATAAAATGGCAAAGTACACAAAAGAACAAATTGAAAAAGCTGTAAAAGCTAAAGGTTATGTGTGGTTCGAAGACGCCTCTAACAAAGGGTTCGATTTGAACATCATTGGTATCAGAAACTCTGCTACCGGAACTAAAGTTACTAACGCATTTGATGATGCTATTTCAGTATCTTACAAAGAAAATGGTGTTTGGGTTTACAAAGAATGGGTAAACACTACCGATCCTGGAACTAAAGGTGTTAAGGAATATCATAACGCTGCTGGTGTAGCTCGTTTGGTTCCTGGTCAATATCGTGGTTCACATACTTTGGGATTACACCAAGGTAAGTACGAAGCATTGAAACAACAAAAGCCCGTAAAAGTTTATCGTGACGCAAACCGTGACATGAACTATGATGAGACTAAAATTCAAGAAGGTGTATTTGGTATCAACATCCACAAGGCAGGTGCTGATTCTACTTATGTAGAAAACTGGTCCGAAGGATGTCAAGTATTCAAAAGAGCGGCTGACTTTGAAGAGTTTATGGCTATTTGTAGAAAAGCTGGAGCAATTCATGGTAAGTCATTCACTTATACATTGATTGAATCTAAAGATATCGTTTAATCATCGAAAATTAAACATAGTAAGAACCCTCCCCTAACAAGGAGGGTTTCTTTTTATATTGATATATTTATATTGGAATTAGTTTTGGAATTGTTATGTAGCCGTTAATAAAGGAGAAACAACTATGGCATTTTGGGACATTTTCAAAGACAAAAATGATTTTAACGAGAAGACTATCGTAGGTTTTCTATCATTCACAGTAATGGCTATTTTCGCCGGAGCTGACATCGTAACAGGTATTATGGGTAATCAACTCATCATTAGCGACACGATTTTTAATTCGTTCGTAATGATTACCTTGGGTGCTTTTGGTATCGCTGAAGCTGGTAAGATTTTCGGTGGTAAAAAGAACAACGAAGAATCAGAGGGATAATTTCATGAAAAAATTACTCGTATTGTTAACTACAATATGGGTGAGTGTGTCAGCGTTTGGGCAGAATGGTAAGAACGAAGTTCTCCCTGCCCCCGCTTCGAGCTCTCCATATTTCTTGGTTGATACCACGTTCGTTCAAGGTTCTAAACTTGAAGATACAACTGTTATCTATTTACACTTCAATAACCCAACCTCAAATAAAATTACAGGTATTCAGGTTAGATTCTTCTATGATAATGCTAACTTCAAAACTCCTATCGTAAAGTGGGGGCCTGTAGCAACTGCTGTTAGTTCAAAGTATGGTGCATACTACTCATCATCAAACTGGGTTAACGTTAACTTGATTTACACCGGAAACTCGACTACGTTCGGATGGTCCAATGGTGCTATTTTCATGGTTAAGTTACCTCATAAATCAACCTTTGACCCTGCTACTGTAGATTCACTTGAGTTGATTGGTACTACAACATATAATAACTTGGCTACCACAAGTGCCGGTATTGACGTAACTTTGGGTATGTATTCTTATGGTGGTGCTTTCTTACAACCGGAATTGAAATTCCCATTCATTGTTAAAAACGTTCAAAACAATGGAACTAAAGGGATTACCGCCAAATACCACTACAAGAAAAAAGCATCTTCTACTTGGTTAGCCGGAACATCGTTCAGAACCGATTCTACTGGTAAAGTAAACGTGGTGATTCCATATGACACTTCATATTACAATGTTAAATTGACAATCGCTACCGACTCTCTAAAAGATGGTTCAGCTATATCTATTGTAGATGCATATAGATTGGCTGACATTTCAGTACAATCTGATACTGCAGCTTCTTATGAGTATCAAGAAGGTGACGTAAACCGAAATGGAACTTTGACTACATCTGACGCATTCTTGGTTTTCAATAGATTAGCCAAAATGGATACGACTTGGAACAATCTTGTATCAGGTGAATATAACGTTAAATTATTGAGAAAGACTGAATATGATTCAATCGTATCAAATTCAAGTACATTCTTAACATCAAAGGTTGGTGTATACACAATTGATAAAGTAATTAATGGATTAGATTCATTACAATACCATTCTTATGTATTAGGTGATGTTACATCTACTGGTTACAACACAACATCTTACTTGGTTGCCAGAATTGCTCAAGGTGGAACTGGAACTCAATACGTTCTCGACCAACAGCGAATGATTGAACACATTGATGATTCAGTTCAGTTTGTAATTCCTAAATTAAACGTATCTGCTGATAACACCGCTACAATTCCTGTAACTTTAGTTACTCATGGTAATTCAATTGGTGCTGCACAAATTGGTCTTGAGTTTGATACTAACATTTTTGAATTCGAATCATTGGATATGGGTGAGACTATGAGTCGTTGGACATCATTCTTGTCTAATCAAGATGGTAAAATCTTATGGGGTGGTCATGAATCACAAATGGACCCCGCTCTTGTTACCGGCGTAACCAACGTATTTAGTTTCAAATTTAAAATTAAATCAACCAATTGGGAAGAGAGTCCCATTCGTGTATTCTCAAAAGCAGCTGGTGATGAAAACGCAGATGACTTAAATATCATCAAAACTCCTGTAGACGCTACTGTTGTTTATAGAAGAGGTAAGAGTGAATTGTTGGATGAGTTAGTAGATGGTTTCAGAACATTCCCTAACCCAGCCACCGATTATATCTTGGTTGATTACTACATGGCTGAACAACACAAATTATCAAGTGGATTGTTTACACTTG